ATTTTGTGGAAAGAGAGGTATTCGAAGATGAAAACAGATTGCTCCCAAAAACAGTTATTAAACCGTATCGATCAGGTCAGTTTCGCAGTCAATGATATGACTCTGTACCTTGACACACATCCTTGTGATGAAAAGGCTCTGACTTACTGTCACGAACTTGTGCAGGAACGAAAAAAGCTATTAAAAGAATACGCCGAAGCATATGGTCCCCTGATTATCGACATTACAGATCAGACCGGAGAATCCATCTGGAAATGGATGGAACAGCCATTCCCATGGGAAAAGGAAGGAGCGTGCAGATAATTTATGTGGAATTATGAAAAAAGGCTTCAATATCCGATCAATATCACACAACCCAATGCCAAAATTGCACAGTATATCATGAGCCAGTACGGTGGCCCATAGTGTAATACCCTATAATATATAAGAAGCAATGAAGCTGATACAATATCTTATGGGTAAGGGTACTCATTGTACCCTTACTCTTTTTTTATTTATATTTACTTTAAATCGCAATTAAATCTTTCCAAGTAGCAGATCCGCAAATACCATCCACTTCCAGAACTTCTTTTCTGGATTCCTGATAAGCTTTCAGAGCGTAAATCGTGTTTGCATCTGCTGTCCATGTAAGTTTCAGGGCTTTGCCGTTTTTGCCTTTAAAGCCCCTGGCTCTTAATATTTCCTGTAAGAGAAGCACAGATGTATTTTTGTCTCCTGCTTTTACTGTCTCTGGGTTAAACATGTAGCCGCCTCCTTCTGGGTTTGTTGTCTTGTCTGTTTCATCTTTATCTGCAGATAAAACAATTGAATAGTCCGGTGTACAAAATTTTGTCCCCGGAAGATTACTGTTGTAATAGCTCTTCTGGCACACCCCGCCACCATTTGCCACGATACCGGATGCTCCGGAAGTATTTCCCTCAATCGTCCAGAACCTGTCTCCGGCTACTTTTGTTATAAAGCCGGTGTGGGTAAATGTATCGCCGTGTTTAAATATAACAATATCTCCAACTTTTGGATTGGCATTTTTTACAAATAAGACGCCTAAGGTTGGGCAGTATACATACGGCCAGTGTTTTAAGAGTTTCTTTGCATTATCCAGACCAAAAGCTTTCATGAAACACCAGGAGATAAACGCTGCGCACCAGGGCTGCCCCTGATAGGATGGTTTTATATCTCTCCAATATTTTGTATAGTTTGCTGATCCGGCATTTCCAGTCTTGCTGTCAAGCTTACTGTTATTTTTCTTTTCCAGGTACCCGATCTCTTCTTCTGCAATTCCCAGAACTACGTTGATAGCTTCCCTCTTTGTCATGACTGTGTTTTCCTTTTTTATATCTTTTGCTTCGTTATAATCTTTGTAAAATATATTTCTATCTACAGTTCCGCTGATGCCAGGTATCTTTGCTTTACTGGAATACTGCCAGCCCACACCAAAGTCCGGCCGGAGTCGTTCCTGTAAGGTACCGTTATCTGATGCCGGATAACGTGCGATCCAGAAATCATATTTTTTCAGATGGCTGCAGATTACATTCAGGTACCAATCCACATTGCAATAAATACCAAATTCATATCCCGCTGCCGTGATAATCTTTTCGAATGCTTCTGCCAATTTATGGATCTGTTCAGCTCCAAGGCTTCTCTGATTATTCCATTCCAGATCCAGCCAGACCGGATACTGCAGTTTTCGCCCGTTCAGAACTTCCACGACCTTCTTGGCTTCGCTCTGTATCTCTGCAACTGTCATAGCATAGGAATACTTATATGCCCCAACCGGGATATTGTATTTCCGGCATTCAGAGAAGTTCTGCTCAAAGTAGCTATCTATCACGTTTCCCGCTTCTGTAATCCGCAGGATTGCGAACCCCATGCCGTAATCAGCAACTGTTTTCCAGTCAATTTTCCCTTGCCAGGCAGATACATCAATTCCTCTTATTTCCATGTCCGTCTCCTTTCATAGAGCGAAAAGGGATGGTTTCTCATCCCTTATTCGTCTTTATTTGCCTGTTTTACAATCTGGTTCACGTATGTAGAAAGACCGGCAATCAGTATTCCCTGTGTAATCGCTGTAAAAATTGCCATTGCAATATCCTGTCCGGTACCGCAGGTGCAGGTGGCAAACACATAGATCGCGCAGATTGCAATGCTGATTCCGCCAAGGATAAGCGGGATGTACTTATCCTTTACTGCCTGTGCCTGTTTGAGTGCCATTCCTACGAAATATAAGGCAATAGCTACTACGATGAGTTCCGGTTTTACATAGTTTGTGATCTGTTCCATAATCATTCTCCTTTTCTTTCCAGGTCTTCTATTCTATGATTCGCAACCTTAATATGTTCCTCCTTTCTCCGCCTTAACCGGCGGCTTTTCTTTCGTAATTCATATTCAGAAGAATTATATCCTGTCTCTGGATGAGCAGGCATTTGATTTCTTCTTCTGACATATCACTGGCTTTATGCTGAATTCCATTAATACGGATATTTCTTGTTACCAGTTTTAATTCTGACATCTTCCTCACCTCTTCTTTATGGTATGGGAAATGATATGTATGAGTTACTGTTTATACAAATTTAAGCAGTTTGTCGAACGACTTTCGTTGACTCTCCTCTCATATGCTCTTATCCTGTAAGTACAGAGTAGTGACCTACCCGAGTACATACGATCGGAATGTCCTCAATAGTAAGTTTCAACAACTGTATTGCTTTACAAATATCTATCTGCTTCCATGAACACATTCCATTCATCTTTAGTGACAATATGCGCTCCGACCATCCCATTGCACTTGCGAAGTTCGACTGAGTGTTAAAAATCTCCACGATTCTTCCTCGTAGCTTGTTATAATCGAATGCCAACTTGATACCTCCTTTCCGGTTCAAGCTTTTGAATTATCTGTGTAATATCACGTCGTCCATTTTCTGTTAACATAAAATTCAATTTTTTTAACTTTTATGTTTTTATTATTGAACTTTTGCATAATATGTGTTATATTTCAATTACGAAAAGGAGAACATTATGAAGAAAGAAAACACTGCAATTCGTTTAAAAACAATAATGAATATGCGCGGACTTCGGCAGGTTGATATTCTTAATCTGACTGTTCCATATTGTCAAAAGTATAGTGTAAAAATGAATAAGTCAGATATAAGTCAATACTGTTCTGGAAAAACAGAGCCTAACCAAGAAAAGCTTTTTATTCTAGGAAATGCATTGAACGTAAGTGAAGCATGGCTTATGGGTTTTGACGTTCCTATGGAAAGAACTCCCTATAAAGCAGAATCTGTTCAGAACTCTTCCGTCTCTGCTCAGTGCAAGGAAATCATAGAAATCTGCAATCAGTTGTCTCCTCATAACCAGAGAAAGGTTCTCGCCTACTCTAAGAACCTTCTCTCCGCCCAGCAGATGGAAGAAGATCTTCTTGCAGCTCATGCCCGGACGGATGTTGAGCAAACACCCGAAGGTGTTCAGCATGATTTGGATATTATGAATGATGATTCAAAATGGGAGGAATGATATGGCATTAGATATATTGGAATTGCGTAAACTATGTATACCTAAAAACATTCGTATTACACTCCACGCAGCTAAAAGGCTGGAACAGCGTAGGATATTCTTAAAAGATGTAATAGCCTGTATTATGAATGGAGAAATCATCGAACAATATCCAGATGATTATCCTTACCCCAGTTGTTTAATTCTGGGGATGAGCATCGAAGATAAATATCTTCATGTAGTCATCGGAAATCACGAATCGGATTTGTTCCTTATAACAGCTTATTTCCCCAGTTTTGATAAATGGGAATCTGATTTCAAAACCAGAAAGGAGAATGCATAATGACTTGTTTTTACTGCAAAGGTAATATTGAATCTTCTACAACAACTTACATGACTGATTATCAGGGATGCTATATCATTATCAAGAATGTTCCTTGTGAAAAGTGTTCTCAATGTGGGGAAGAATACTTAAATGGTGAAACACTTGAACGAATTGAAGAAATTATTCAAAAAGTTAAAGGTATGCTGACTGAAATTGCAGTTGTTGACTACAAGCAAACAGCTTAGAGAGAACCGTTTTATTTTAATCGCTAAAGGGGTGATCCCAATTGAATTACGAACAATTACTGACTGCTGCCGATCAAGAAGGGTTACTTGTTAAAGAACAACCTCTTACTGAACATGATGGCCTGATCCGCGGCAGTCGCATAGCAATCCGAAAGGATATAGAAACACAAGCAGAAAAATCCTGTGTGCTTGCCGAAGAAATCGGGCATTATCGCACCAGCTCCGGAAACATTTTAGACCAGAATAAGGTAGAAAGCCGAAAGCAGGAATATCGAGCTCGGCTTTATGGGTATAATCTAAAGATTGGGCTTGTCGGCCTGATCAGGGCTTATGAAGCAGGATGTGGGAATCTTTATGAGATGGCTGAATATCTGGATACTACGGAGGAATATTTAAAAGAGGCTATGCAGTGTTACCATGCTAAATACGGTGTATACACTGTTGTTGATAATTATGTCATTTATTTCAAACCATTTGCGGTGATACATATGATTTCATCAGCAGATTAAAGAACGGAGCTGTTATTACCAGATTCGCTATTGGAAGAATATAAGGATTTTACTATTGAACAGATATCTCGAATAACGGGATATCATCAAAAATTAATTGAATTGAGGTTAGGAAAATAGTCTGCATTAAAATTGTCTATATCACAGAGGGAGGATTTCCATTATGGAATTCAAAGATGAATTAAGAAAATACACCGAGCGTCTTGAAAATATCAAGGATACTCTTCAAACCGAAGAGGCTACAAAAATGTCTCTGATTGTTCCTTTTTTTCAGCTTCTTGGATATGATGTGTTTAATCCTTTAGAATTTTGTCCAGAATACACAGCTGATATTGGAATTAAAAAAGGAGAAAAGGTTGATTATGCCATCCTGATGGGTAAAGATCCTGTCATTCTTATTGAAGCTAAATCTGTAAATAAGAAGTTAGACCGGCATAGTTCTCAGTTATTTCGCTATTTCGTGTCAACACCTGCTAAATTTGCCATTCTTACCAATGGTATAGAATATAAGTTCTATACAGATTTAGATGACACAAACAAAATGGATAAAGAGCCTTTCCTAGATATCAATCTTCTTAATATCAAAGATGCAGAAATTTCTCAGTTGAATAAATTTAAAAAACAAAATCTTAATATCTCTGAAATTATGGACTCTGCTTCATTATTGAAATACAATAGTTTATTTAAAAATTTTATCGAAAATCAGTTTAAAAATCCGACTGATGATTTTATCAAGCTTTTTCTTCAGCCAGTATATAAAGGTGCAAAAACGCAGTCTGTGATAGAAAAGTTTCGACCTATTGTAGAAAAAGCACTAACCGATTACATAAATGAATTGTTGACTGATAAAATCCAGGCAGCTCTTAACACTACTGTTACCAGTTCAAATGTATCAGCTCCCAATATACAAACAAACGAACATTGGGATATTCTTTCTGAAATCAAAGATGTCCTGAAGAATACCATTGACGTGAATAAAATCAGCCTTAAGCATACAGGATCCTATACTGCTGTTTTGTATGAGAAAAATGTAAGAAAATGGATTTGCCGTATTTCGTTATCCGGAACGCAAAAATTATTGATTCTTCCGGATATAAATAAAAATGAAATTCGTATGCCAATTTCAGATATATCTGATTTAAAAAATTTCTCAGAGCAAATAATAGAAGTTGTTCAGAGATATTTACATCCAGTTTTGCTCAAAGAGGTTTTGTACACACGTTGGGGAAACTATGAAATGCCTGAACCATATAAAATTTTACTTGAAAAAGGTCCTCGTAAAAACTTAAAGAAATTATAGTAAGTAACTGTCTCAATGGATTGGAGAAAGGAGTTTTCATTATGCCATTACCCAAAGAACGGATTTATACAATAGATGACATCTACGCTCTTCCGGATGGTGAACGTGCAGAGCTGATTGATGGACAGATCTATATGATGGCACCACCTAATACCAGGCATCAGGTAATCGTCGGTGAACTGTATGCTACTATCCGCAATTACATTAAAAGTAAAAGCGGATCCTGTAAACCATATGTTTCTCCATTTGCAGTGTTCCTGAATGAAGATAACAAGAACTATGTCGAACCAGACTTAACAGTTGTCTGCTCACCGGACAAAGTAGATGAAAAAGGTTGTCATGGTGCACCTGACTGGGTAATTGAGGTTGTTTCTCCTGCTACCCAGAGTAAAGATTACGGAATAAAATTATTTAAATACCGGATGGCCGGAGTCAGAGAATATTGGATTATAAATCCCCTGAAAGGTATCGTAAATGTCTACGATTTTGAAAATGAATCGGGTACCGGATTGTATTCTTTCGACGATGAAATTCCAGTATGTATATATCCCGATTTATCAATTGTGATCTCTGAATTATTATAATAAAAACCGCCCCTGTTGGTAGCAGGGACGGCTCAAGAATCTCCGAAGAGATTCCGTACTTTGGCAAAGATATTGTATCATCTTCGGAGCAGTTGCACAATCAGAACATTTGTGTGGCTGTTATTTTTGTACGTGACATGCTCCCACCACTTAAATCCCAGATTTTGAAGTGGGGGCTTCTTGCTCAATGACTCTACTGAGCCAAGTATCTACAAGCTATCCTCGCGTGCCCCGCGATTCTTTTTGCCCGGACACAGGCGTATTTTCTTACTTATTGTCCGGATATGGACAGTTTATACTGCCAGCATCCTTCTTGCCTCTTCACGGATATTGATCGCTGCATTTCGATCTCTGTCCATCTCATTTCCACACGTGCAGCGGTATACTCTTTCGGATAATCCCAGCTCTTTTTTTATCTTTCCGCATTTACTGCATTTTTTGCTTGAAGGGAAAAAGCGGTCTATCTTTATTAATTCCTTTCCCTTCCAGGCAAGCTTATAATCCAGCATATTCCGAAACATCCCGTATCCATTATCCTGTACACTTTTTCCAAAACGCAGGCATTGGCCCATCGCTCTCATATCAATATCTTCTACCGCGACTATATCGTACTGGTCTGTGATCCTGCGGCTCAGTTTATGCAGATAATCTCTTCTCTGGTTTCGTATTTTTTCATGGCACCTGGCAGCTTTCTTTTTCTGCCGCACATAATTGCGGCTTTCTTTTACACATCTTGACAGTTTACGCTGCTCCCTTGCCAGCCTTTTTTCATTTCTTCTGAAAAATCCTGCTTTTTCAAGCTCAATCTCTTCTGAAAACACTGCCATCCCCTGCATCGCATAATCAATCCCCAGTATTTTGGCATTGCTGTAATCTTCATCTGCTGCTTGGTTTTCGCAGCTGTATCCTTCATACAGCAGACTTGCAAAATACTTTCCGGACGGCTCCATACTGACTGTCACTGATTTCAGACAGCAGTTTTCTGCAGGCTCCCTGTGTTTTTTCATGGAGATCCATTTTAATTTGGGAAGCCGGATCCGGTTATCTTCTACCAGAATATTTCCGTTGACTACATTTGTTGTGTAACTGTTTTTGGAATGATGTTTTGACTTGAAACGTGGAAATCCAACCTTGGGATCACGGAAAAAGTTCTTATATGCTTTCTCCAGATGAAGCTGAACATTTGCCAGTGCCAGCGAATCTACTTCTTTCAGAAATGGATACTCCTTTTTATACATGGCTGGTGTATTTTTTAACAGCTTTTTCGTCTTTTTATACTCCAGGATCTTGTCATTAAGCATCTGGTTATACAGGAAACGGCAGCAGCCAAATGTTTTTCCAAGGAGTATCTTCTGTTCTTCTGTTGGATAGATCCGGAAACGATATGCTATGTTCAATTCTTTTTCTCTCCCTGGGTTTCGATGTATTGACGGATCACTTCAACCGGTGCCCCTCCTGCCGTCAAAAGGCAGAAACTCTGGCTCCAGAATGCTTCTTTCCAAAGTTTTTCCCGGATTTCCGGATACTCTTTTTTCAGCAGCCTGCTACTGGCACTTTTATATGCATTGATAAATTTACTGAGTTCCGTTTTAGGCTGTGCACGAAACATTACATGCACATGGTCAATATCATGATTCCATTCCTCCAAAACAATTCCATATCGGGGTGCAATATATTCCCATATTTCTTTTGCTCTTTCTGAAATTGGGTCATTGATAACTTTTCTTCGATATTTTACCACCATGATCAGATGATAATACATCAAATATACTGAATGTGCATTGTGATCTATTTTTTCCATAAAAACAGTCCTTTTTTGATCTTTTACCTTATCGACTGATTCTATTATACCATGAATCGCATTGCGGAACAAGTGTTCTTTTCTGTTTTTTTTGCAATTCATCTCCCACCTATAGAGGAAGGAGAATTCTTGCTATATATTATGTTAAAATTACATATTTTATAAAACCGAGGTGATATTTATGAGCAGTAAAGTGGCATGTCTTTACATCCGCGTTTCGACAGAGGACCAAACAGAGCTTTCTCCTGATGCGCAGAAACGCCTTTTGCTGGATTACGCTCAAAAGAATGACATGATTGTTTCCGGGGACTTTATCTTTACTGAGAGTGTTTCCGGCCGGCACGCACAGAAGCGCCCGGAGTTTCAGAAGATGATCGCCCTGGCGAAGCAGCCCTCTCACCCCATTGATGTGATCCTGGTATGGAAATTCAGTCGTTTCGCCCGTAACCAGGAAGAGTCTATCGTATACAAAAGCATGCTCAAGAAGGATAATGTAGACGTGATCAGTGTATCTGAACCATTGATCGAGGGACCTTTTGGCAGCCTGATCGAGCGCATCATCGAATGGATGGATGAATACTATTCCATTCGATTGTCGGGTGAGGTCTTGCGTGGCATGAAAGAAAAAGCCCTGCAAAAAGGCTATCAGACGTCTCCCTGTCTTGGCTATACTGCAGTTGGACATGGAAAGCCTTATGTTATCAATGAGGCTGAATATGCCATTGTCTCTTATATTATGGACCTGTATGATAATCAGAACTTAGATGAGACAGCTATTGCCAGGCGTTGCAATGATCTCGGGTACCGGACAAAACGCGGAAAACTCTTCGAGCGGCGCAGCGTTGACCGGATTCTTGGAAATCCCTTCTATTGCGGGACTGTTGTCTGGAACGGAGTGGAATTTGAAGGAAGCCATGAGGTACGTCTTTCCAGGGAACGATATGAAAAACGTCAGAAGCTGATCACTTCCCGGAAACGTCCGGTCAAGGTGCGGAATGTCTCTGCCTGCAAGCACTGGCTATCCGGTCTTTTAAAGTGTTCTGTCTGCGGAGCCACACTTTCTTACACCGGTAATAATAAGTGTCCTTATTTCCAGTGCTGGAAGTACGCAAAGGGATTTCATAAGACTTCTGTTGCCTTATCAGTCAAAAAGGCTGAAGAAGCTGTGATAAGTTATTTTGATCAGATCTTAGATGGAGCAGAATTTACATATGTATGCAAAAAGAAAAAGACTGATCATTCACTGCAGATCGAACAGTTACAAAGAGAGATCAGTAAGCTCACCATGAGAGAAAGCAGAATCAAAGAGGCTTATGAGGCAGGCGTAGATACTCTGGAAGAATATAAGAATAATAAGGATCGTCTGGTATCAGATCGGTTAGAATTGACTGCTGCCCTTTCACAGCTATTACAGGAAGAACAGGCAGAGCAGCCTGACGCAGAAGAAATCTTGAAAGAGATCCGTTCTGTTACGGATGTCCTGAAGAATCCAGACGTAGGTTATGAAGCAAAGGGAAATCTGATCAGAAGTGTTGTGGAGCAGATCATATATGATAAGGAATCCGGAAAAATGTCTTTTGACATCATTATTTCCTGAATTTCATCCATCCATAAAAAAGTGCCATTTCAGCCTTTTAACATTTTTGTAATATTTTTTCAGAATTGAAAATCCCGCAAACCCGCATAAACACTGGGTTTGCGAGGCTATTATAGGGTACTGCACTCTGGTGGCCCGGACGGGGAGATCGGCGCTTCCCTGCGTTATCTTTCCCAGCGTTTTACCATGCCGAACCGAACGACTTCAGCTTTGCTCAACGACATAGGAACAGAAGAACTCAGTCATCTGGAAATGGTATCCACTATTGTACATCAGCTTACCCGGGACCTTTCCATGGAGGAAATTGAGAAATCCGGATTCGGACCGTATTATATCGATCACACAGTGGGAGTCTGGCCACAGGCAGCAGGTGGCGTACCATTTAATGCATGTGAATTTCAGAGTAAAGGTGATCCGATCACTGATCTGTTCGAGGATCTTGCTGCAGAGCAAAAAGCCCGTTCTACCTATGACAATATTCTCAGAGTAGTCCGCAATATACCTGAGATTGCGGATCCCATCAAATTCCTGCGTGCCAGAGAAGTTGTTCATTTCCAGAGATTTGGGGAAGCTCTTCAGTCCATTCAGGAAGAACTTGATGCCAAAAACTTCTATGCTTTTACCCCGGGATTTGATAATCCCTGCACTGCATCATGCAACAGCAGTAAATAACGTACGCAGCCAAAACCTGCGACATACTGCGCGAATTTATGCAATTAGCATCGCGAAGCGTGTTACTGAGAACGGAGTGAACAGTAATACGCTCCATCTTAAAAATCACAGAAATTTCATATTTGCTTTACAAATATATCTGGTGGTGCTATAGTATTCTTAGCTTAATAGCCACAAAAGTAATTGCCAAAAATATTGAGCAATTACAAACAAAAATATGATATAAAAGGGGCTGTCTCACATAGATATTATGTGACAGCCCCCTTATTGGAGGAATTATGCAGATAATTATTGTTGGGTGCGGTAAAGTTGGACGTACCCTGGCAGAACAGCTTCAGGAAGAAGAATCCGACATTACTCTTATAGACGTTTCTTCTAATGTGATCACTTCCCTTCAGGATGACATTGATGCCATGGGTATCGTGGGAAACGGTGCAAGTATCAACACGCTGGTGGAAGCAGGTATTGAGAATGCAGATATCCTGATTGCCGTAACCGGTTCTGATGAAATGAATCTCCTCTGCTGCCTGATCGCACAGAAAACCGGCCATTGCCAGACGATTGCCCGTGTCCGCAATCCTATCTATGCCAAAGAGATCAGCTTCATCAAGAAGCGTCTGGGTGTTACTATGATCATTAACCCGGAGCTTGCAGCTGCACAGGAAATTTCCCGTCTCTTACGCTTTCCTTCAGCTATCAAGATCGATACTTTCGCACGTGGTCGTGTGGAAATGCTGAAATTTAAAGTGCTTCCTGAATTTAATCTGGATGGCATGACAATCTCACGCATTACGGAAGCCCTGAAATGCGACGTCTTGTTCTGCGCAGTAGAAAGTCGGGATCTTGTATCTATTCCCGGCGGTAATCAGGTGATCCACGACGGAGATATGGTTTCCATTCTTGCTTCCCCGGTGAATGCAGCAGCCTTTTTCAAAAAGATCGGCCTGAAAACCAATCAGGTAAAAAACGCCATTATTGTCGGCGGAGGAACCATTTCCTATTACCTTACAAAAGCCCTGCTTGATATGAACATCTCCGTTAAGATCATCGAACAGAATGAGTCCCGCTGTGAAACCTTAAGTGATCTGCTTCCGGAGGCAACTATCATTAACGGAGACGGAACCAATCGTTCTCTCCTTATGGAAGAGGGACTCTCACGCACAGAGGCTTTTGTATCACTCACAAACATGGATGAGGAAAATGTTTTCCTTTCACTCTTTGCCAAAACAGTTTCCAATGCCAAACTGGTTGCCAAGGTAAACCGCCTTGCCTTTGATGATGTCATTGATAACCTTGATATCGGAAGCGTCATTTATCCGAAATATATCACAGCCGACTATATCCTGCAGTATGTACGTGCCATGCAGAACAGCATCGGCAGCAATATTGAAACCCTTTATCATATCCTGGATAATCAGGCAGAAGCTCTGGAATTTGCCATCCGCGAAAATTCACCGGTAACAGGCATTCCATTATCTGAACTGAACCTGAAGAAAAACCTTCTTGTAGGTTACCTGAACCGAAATGGTCAGGTCAGGATTCCCAGAGGCCAGGATACCATTCAGGTTGGAGATACCGTTATCATAGTAACTTCTCAGAAGGGCCTTCGCGATATCACAGATATTCTGGAAAAATAAAGGAGCCGAATTATGAACTATTCCATTATTATCTATATCATCGGAATGATTCTGGAAATTGAAGCTGTATTTATGACTCTGCCCGCAATTACGGCACTGATCTATCAGGAAACTTCCGGTGTAGCTTTTCTGATCACGATTGCTTTATGCCTGGTCATCGGGCTTCCTCTCACCAGGAAAAAGCCGACAAGAAAGGCTTTCTACACAAAAGAAGGTTTCGTGACTGTAGCATTAAGCTGGATCGTTCTGAGTATCATAGGAGCAATCCCCTTTGTGATCAGCCGAAGCATTCCAAATCCTGTAGATGCATTATTTGAAACAGTTTCAGGTTTTACTACAACAGGAGCCAGTATTCTCAGCGATGTGGAGGCGCTTCCTCATTGTATGCTGATGTGGAGAAGCTTCACGCACTGGATCGGCGGAATGGGAGTTCTGGTTTTCATCCTCTCCCTTCTGCCACTTACCGGCGGTTATCACATGAATCTTATGAAAGCGGAGAGTCCCGGACCATCTGTAAGCAAGCTTGCGCCAAAAGTACAGTCAACTGCCAAAATTCTGTATTCTATTTATTTCGTAATGACAGTGATCCAGATCCTGCTTCTTCTGGTCGGTGGTATGCCGCTGTTTGACTCCATATGTACAGCTTTCGGTACTGCAGGTACCGGAGGATTTGGTATTAAAAATGACAGCATGGCCAGTTACAGTACATATCTGCAGGTGGTCATTACTGTATTTATGATTTTATTTGGCGTTAACTTTAATGCTTACTTTTTCATTATCACAAAAAAATTTGCTCAGGCTTTTAAGATGGAAGAAGTACGGTATTATTTCGGAATCATCGGTATTGCAATTCTTATCATCACCTGCAATATTTACCATATTTTCGGAAATGCAGCCAAAGCTTTTCAGCAGGCGGCTTTCCAGGTTGGTTCCATTATCACAACAACCGGATATGCAACAACAGATTTTAATACCTGGCCGGAAATCTCACGAACCATTCTGCTACTTCTGATGTTTATCGGTGCATGTGCCGGAAGTACAGGTGGCGGCATTAAAGTATCCAGAATCCTGATTCTCTGCAAAACAGTCC